GATATTACCAGTCGTAGCAGCACTGATGATGACATAACCGGCAGTACCGGCAAGGTCAACAGCGACACCAAGGCCAATCGTGGCGGTGGTTGCTTTAACAAAGGCTTTACCACCAGTTTGTACCCAACCGAAGTTGTTTACAGTGGAGCTTTGCGGTACGACGTTGGTCGTGACACCGGCTGGTGCGTTACCGGTCAATGACGGTGCAACACCGTTGAACTGTGACAGTACCAAGTTGGCGGTATCAGTACCAGGAACCAAGGTGGTGACACCTTGCGGCAATGGGTCGGCAAGCGTCAGGGTGACGTAGCCAGAAGCAGCGGCCGAAGTGTGACCAGCAACCCGGAGGCTGTAGGTAAGATCGGCAGATGATACGATTTCAACGAATTGGAACTCGTTGACAGTAACAGCGGTTGCGCCGTTAGTAACAACTAAGGTCTTAGAACCAGCGACTAGGTTAGTAGCAGCTTGTCCACCAGTACCGACAGCGGTAATGGCTAGGCCAGTTGAGTTAGCAGGTGCAGCTGGGCCGGTGCAAACCAGTCCTGCCTTAATTGCCGAGGTTCCACCAAAGGCGACGTACTGAAAGGTACGACCGTCTTTAGTTTTACCAAGTGCGCCAAACTCTTCGGTCGCACTCGTGGTGAATGCGTTGAGGTCGGTTGAGGTTAGTGTTTTATATCCATTTTCCATATAAGTATGCTAAAGCCTTTCTAAGCTAGTTGCTTGTAATGCCAATTAATTTACCGTTACGTCGTGGCTGGCGGTGAATCAAGTTACCCATGAGCATTAAGAGGCCGACTTCACCGTATTGGTTAACAGGACTCATTAGTTCACGGAACTGGAAAGCGCTAGGCATTGGAACGTCTTTGTAAAAACCCTCGGTAACTTCAACGGTACTAGCAATCTGGTTAAGCGAGCTGTCAATCAGGCGCTTGAACGTCAGGTAATGTTCGTTGATCCAGAAGTAAGTACCGCTGGTTGCGTTGTCGTCAGCGACGAGTGGGCGGGCTCGGTAAACGAGGGCGTTAAAGCCACCGAAACCAGTCAAACCCTCACCGGGCTTAGAAACGCCGCCGGCAGGAGTACCACCGTCAACACGGTTGTAACCTTGGACACCAACGGTGTCGTAGCGGCCTTGAATCATTGGTTGCATAAGACCCTCAACGTAAGTCCAGATAGCTTTAGTCGTAAGACCAAGCGTTGGGCTTTCTTGTGAAGAACCTGCAGCACAGACGTTATCGAACTCTGAGCTAAGGTAGTCAAGGCTGATGATACCGTTTAAGACAGTCGTCACATCACCGTTGATGTAAGCGTTGCCGGAGCGGGTTACGCCACCGTAGCTAGCCGAGTTAGTACCAGCGTCAACAATGACACCGAGACCGTCGAAGTCTTTACCAGCACCGAATGCGTAAAACATCTGGCCGATGTTCTGTGCAGCACTGATTTTGGCTTCGTCCATGCGGGTAGCGAGTAAGCGCAGGACTTGCTTTTCGTTGTTGGCGTTAACAGCTTTTTCGATACCAGGTACAACAACTGATTGCTCGTAGGCAGCAACGTACCAAGTAAGCAAACGGGTGTTGTTGGTAGCAGCCGTTGGGAAAGTATCCATACCTGAGAATGATCCACCAGTGCTGCTGTTAGCGACACTAATAGGCTGGTTCTCGGTAACGCCACGCCATGTACCGGGTTGACTTAAGACTTTCGCCATTAATATGTTTGAGTTGTTGATTTGGTCAACAACAGACGGTAGAATCTCTTGATAAGTGATGTCTACAACTCGGTCTGTGAACTGGATACCAGCCATATTATTCCTCTTCTTGTTAGTTACAATATTTTTAAGTAAACAAAAAGCCCCAATAAGGGGCTAAAAATTTGCCTATGCAGTTAGCATAAAGTACTTAATATGACATTGCAAGCTTTTACTGTTTTTTAGATATATCCTCACTTGGCGTATATGTCGCACCGTGTTCGGGCAATGGCTGTTTAACTGTTAACTTGGGAGCCGTACCGATGACTGGTACAACTGGCTCACGAGCAGCTACCTCTTCGGCAAACTGTTCCGGGCCGACTGAACCTAAGCTTGATAACGTTGGCAAGGCTGGCTTGGCGCTGCGGGCGGTTAGTTTCTTAATATCGTTTAATGCGTCAGCGTAATAGGTTGACTGCGGGTTATTAGCCAAGTGATCGACTAACTCTAACGCTTCGGCATGGGTGATGACACCCTTAACTTCCAATACTGCTATTAATGTGTTGTTCATGTTTACCAGTCCTCACTGTCTATACGGTCTAATATATTGCCAACGGTTGTACCGGGGCGGACTCGTGCCTTACTGAGCTTATCAGCCACCATACCACGATTGGTGCTAGTTTTATCAGCGACTTTCTTACGATCGTTGTCTTCTTTCTTTTGTTCGACGGCTTTGGCTTTAGGTGCTTCTGCCTTGCTATAGATGTCAAAAGCTTCTTTGAAGCCGATATGCTTGTAGGGTCGGCCCTGATTATACTCAGCAATGTACTGTTCGTTGCGTTTGGTCATAATAGCCAGCACTTCAGTCATCTGCACAGCGGCTGGGTCAGACTCGAAGTCTTTGCTACCGGGCTGAACCTTGAACTTAGCAAATACACCATCTTTTTGCAGTTCTGCAACGTCTTGGCGAATGCCCTCATTCTCACGGGCCTCGAAGTCAGCGGTCTGTTGCTGGGTCTGTTGGTTGCGATAACCACCTAACAGTTGCTCGGCTTTATTCTCCAGGCGAGTCATAGCGGCTTGAGCGGTTAGCAGTTCACCCTGACTGTTAAACAAGAAGTCACGAGGAATCTGGTCGGGTGCGTATACCTTAATCTCGGTCGCTTTGTCGCCGATCATGCCACGGATGGTAATCGGGTCGCCGATGTTCTCAGATATGTAGGTGCGCTCGGCAGAGGATAGTTGGACACCGCTAGCGTCAGTCGTTGGTGCGTCAGCTGGTTTGGCTGGTTCTATTTCCTCTAAAGCATCATCAGCGGTAAACTCACCCTTGTCTTCTTCAGCCTTTTTATCAGCGGCTTCTTTTTCCTTAGCCTCACGCTCAGTCTTCTGTTCGTCGGTTTCATTCTCTTTGAGTTTGTCAGTTTCGGCTTGCTTATCAGCCTCAGCCTTATCAGCTTCAGCTTGTAGTTCTTCTTCGGTCTTACCCTCGTCAGCGACTACCTTAGCGGCAGCTGCTGCGTCATCGGACTCAATCTTTAAGATGGCTGCTTCAGCCTTTTGGTCTGTAATTGTCATAGGGATATAATCTCCTCTTTAATTGTTTACTAAACGATTGGGGGTGGCCCACCAGCAAGCATTGGCGCTGGTTCGGGCATGGGCGGTGGCCCTTGGGGTGGCATTGGCCCGCCGAAGACGCTGTTAGCAGTCATCGGGGGTGGGGGCAACATGGGCGGCTGCCCCATCCCTTGCGGCGGCATACCGGGAGGGATACCACCACTTATCATAGGTGCGGGTGCGCCCATAGGCATACCTTGAGGCGGCATACCCATTGGTTGACCCATACCGCCCATCATTGGCGGCTGGTAAGGTGGCAACGGTTCGATCGGTACGCTTGGCAATAGTGCTTGTGCGGCCGGTGCTTCGTCTGCCATGTGTTCCAGGCTAGTTCGTACTTCTAACGACTCGACACACTTAGTAACGTAATCAATGAACTTCTTTTGTAGTTTCGGTTTAGCTTTGAGGAAGTCGTCGTTAATCATCAGCTTACGCAGACTTAGGATGTAATCAGTGTTGGGGTTCTCTTTAACCTTAACGTCTTGTCCGGCCATGATGTCAGCAAAGGCAACGTATGCCTCGGACTCATCGATTGCGTCCATCGCTTCACGGGCCAGACTAGTCGGGTCAGCCTTTTGCTTGGCCCAGTTATCGTACAGCTGTTGCGGATTCTCAAGTTGTAGTATCTTATAAGCGTCAAGTAAGCTAATTGCCTCTTTGTCAAGTAACTTGAGTGCGATAGCCTCGATACGAGAACGGTCAGGATTGGCTGGCTTACCGGCTTTAACACGGATACCTTTTTCAATAAGCTCACGAGACAAGGTAATGTAGTCAAACTCACCGTTACCAGAGTCATTTACAAAGTCATGCTTCTCGTCGTACCAGACAATAAACATCTGTGTCAGCATTTCGTAATACTCTTTAAGCATACGAGAGATTGCTCGTACCGTCATGTCTTGACGACCAGCCGATTGGTTCTTCTTTAGCATAACTTCGCCAAGTGTCGGGTCGCCGTCATCAGCCTGGGAGCCGGTGAAGTCAGTCGGTGCGCCCATAATGTTACCGATTTGCATACGAGCATCCATCTTGTCGTTCATAACGTAAGTCGGTAGATCGTGGGCTTGTATCTGGTGAACTAACTGGTCAACGCTCTGGCCGTTGGTCTTAATGATTAGTTTCTGGTTAGGATCGCCAGTTAAGTTCTGTGCGTCATCCTTAGTCAGCCCTGAATCGGTACTGATGATAAGCATACCGTTAGCTTTATCAGCGTTCTCCATAATTTGGCGGCCACGGCGGTTAAGTATCAGCTGTTGACCGGCAGCTTGCTCGATTGGCGTAGTAATGTCAATCAGGTGCGTACCGTAGTTGATTAAGTTACCGAAGATATACGGCTTCTTAGGAGCTTTTAACAGGTTCTTGCTCTCTTCGGCGTATAACCAGTTCGGGTTCTTATCCTTTTCGAGTACCAGCCCATCGAAGTACCAGACAACACCCTCAACAGGCTTGTTCTTGACGTAATGCGTTACCCAGACTTGTCGAACGACAACCTCTTGACTCATCTGCTTAGCGGTCTTGCGTTGGATACCTAGCTTCTCGAATATTTCTTTCTTCTTCTTAGGAAAGTCAGCGATAAGCTTATCAACGTCATACTTCAACAGATCACAGATGAACGCCGGGTTGCCGCCTAGCACACAGTTCTTATCAAGGATAACTCGGTCAGGGTCTAATGCTTCACTGCGGATGTCGCCATGCTTG